CATCTACGAGTCATCTAATGTGACGGTAGACGGTTCTGGTGACGCGAAAGGCGCTGTCTTCTCTCGCGAGGCTTTGGCTATCGCTATGAAGCGCGACTTCCAGATCGAAGCGCAACGCGACGCATCCCTACGGGCCTTCGAGCTTAACGCTACCGCCATCTACGGTGTGGGCGAGCTTGATGATACCTATGGCTGCGAGATGTTGTTCGACGCTAGCATCTAGAGCGTTTGGATGGCCCTGCCCCTATCTCTCCTTTGGGGTGGGGCCGTCCCTTTTTTGGAGGTTCTATTGGCTATAACTTACCGAGGCGAGCGGTTCGAGGGTTACAACAAACCCAAGCGAACACCCAAGCACCCAGAGAAAAGCCATGCAGTATTGGCAAAGGAAGGCGACAAGGTTCGTCTGATCCGCTTTGGGCTACAAGGTGCGGAGAATAAGCCCCCTCGCAAGGGTGAGAGTGAGGCAGACAAAGCCAAGCGTAGATCGTTCAAGGCTAGATTCGCCAAGCAGATAGCAGCAGGGCGCAAAGACAAAACAGCATCAGCCGCGTATTGGGCTGACAAGGTGAAGTGGTAATGGCATTTTCTCAAGACTCCGATCTGGTAGCCCTTGTCCCTGACATCTTGGACTTCGGCATCACATCCTTTGCGACTGAACACGCGAAAGCGCAAACAGATTTAACCCGTACTATCCGAAACGAGTGGTGGTACAAGAAGCAGATCCCAGGGGAGATGAACCCCGCCTATCTGACAGATTCCCAGTGGACTCGCTGCAATGCCTACTTGGTGTTATGGAAGTTCGCCCTCCCCCAGCTAACCAACTGGGTTCAAGATGACCGCTTTCTCAACATGATTAACTTCTATCAGCAGCGCTACCAAGAAGAACTGGTGGCGGTGTTTGCTGACGGTGTTGAGTATGACGATGACGCAAGCGGCACCATTGAAGATGATGAGAAGGGCATTGTCGCTTATGGGCGACTCACACGATGAGCATTGGCCTGAAGATCAGCATAAACCCCAAGGATCTAAAGGGGTTGACTGAGAAGAAGCGCCAAGAGATTCAGCGCAGGATCTCCCCTGCCATTGATAAGACGGCAAGCCTAGGCGAGCAGATAATTCTGGGGCGTACCAAGAAAGGGGTCGGCATTGATGGCCCCTTCAAGCCGTACTCCCCTGCCTATATTGAGTTCCGGCGCACAAAGCTCCGCAAAGGGAACCCCAACGTGGTCAACCTTAATGCAACTGGGGACATGTTGCGCTCTGTACAGGTTGAGGGCAGCAAAGGCGGCAGGGTGGCTAGTATCTACCTTGTTGGTCAATTCAACGCTCAGAAGGCTTACTGGACGGACAGACAGCGTCCTTGGTGGGGCTTCAACAACCAAGAAGAGTCACGCATGGCTAAGTTATTCCGTAAGGAGCTTCTGCGATGAGTGTGAGGGAGAACATAGCCGCAAACTTGGTGACGGCGCTACAAGCCGTAACAACCCCAGTTACCATCAAGTTTGTTACTCGGGAGCCATTCGACTTTGACAAGTTAAGCAATGCCCAATATCCCGCGGTCTTGGTTAGGACTACCAGCGAGGACAGAGGTGACTCCACATTGGGTGGAGCGGCAGCACAACGCTTGGCAACGATTGACTATCAACTTGTCTGCTATGTGAAGGGGACAGGCTTAGACCAAGCAAGGAATAACATTGTCGAGGCTATAGAAGAAAAGCTAGACGAGGACAGATCGCGTGGTGGCAATGCTATTGATACACAGATCATTAGCGTAGACACCGATGACGGCAGTATTGCCCCAGTGGGTGGGGTGATTATAACGGTACGCATCGAGTACCAATACACTAGAGGCACAACCTAAGAGGTGAAGCATGGCAACGACTAAAGGCTCAAGCGGCGTAGTCAAATTGGCGGTAAGCGGCGGCACTGTCGCTGCTATGGGTGAGATTCGTAGTTTCACCTTGGATGAAACGGCAGACACAATTGAAGATTCTGTGATGGGCGATAGCGCACGCACTTATGTTTCTTCGTTGACCACTGCCACTCTCTCCGTGGACGTTTACTGGGATGATGCGGATGCAGTCCAACTGGTAATGGATGCGGCGGCAGACCTTGATTGGGAATTGTACCCAACGGGAACAGGCACTGGTGAGAAGTATTACAGTGGTTCTGGAATCCTGACGAGCAAGTCATTGACTGCCTCGTTTGATGGTATGGTTGAAGGTAGTTTCGCCCTGCAAGTATCAGGGACGGTCACTGAAGCCACTGCATAGGGAATCGTATGGGACTCGCTAGAGAATTACGCAATAGAAGAAAATTGAATGCTAGAAAGATCGAGGTAGAGGCATGGGCTGATCCAGATGGACAGCCTTTTGCCATTTACTGCTTCCCGATCACTTGTTTTGACATGAACGAGATGCAGAAAAAGCACCCGAAGTTCATGGAAGGTATGACCATTGCATCAATGGTTGACCTGATCGTTCTCAAGGCTTGCGACGAGTCTGGAGATCGGCTTTTCTCATCTGGTGATGACAAGCATGACTTGATGGGTGAGGAGAGTGCAATTATCACGGATATAGCGGCAAGGATGTTCTCTGCCGTTCAGTCTGTGGAGGAGCACGAAAAAAACTGAGAGCCGGTTCGTTGAGGTTCAACCTAGTTGCCTTGGCGGATCGGCTACACATGAGCATCGCAGAGGCCGAGCAGATGCCGTTGTCAGAGTTCAACGAGTGGATGGCCTACTTTAACTTGATAGGTACAGACGATGGCAAATGAAGCGGTAAGAATCCCGATAGAGGCGGTGGATAACACCAAGGCTGCTTTCAACTCTGTCAACGCTAACCTTAACAAGACCGCGAAGAACGCCAAGGTGGTCACTGGTTCCTTCGGCAGATTCCGCGGCGCATCCCAGCAGTTAGGCTTCCAGATTCAGGACGTAGCTGTACAGCTAAAGAGCGGCACTGATGCCTCTGTTGTATTTGCTCAACAAGGTTCCCAGATAGCATCCATCTTTGGGCCTGCGGGTGCCGTTGTGGGCGCTTTGATTGCTGTTGGTGCTGCCGTAGCGGGGCCGTTCATATCTTCCATACTCGGCGGCACAAGAGCCTTAGAGGACATGGAGGACGCCGCAGATGGCGTTATTGGTGGGCTTGCTGGGCTTACGGCGACAGAATACGCACGAGCTATAAAAAGTAACAGCAAGATTATAGAAGAGGCCAATGCAACAATCCGTGAGGCTGAAGAAAAGCGAGCTTCTGCCGAGGCTAAAATTGAGCAGAATAGGGCGAGTCAATTCGCCAATCTTCCTGCTTATATAAAAAGCACTGAGGAGCAAACTGAGGCAATTGCCGAGCAAGAGCTAATTATAGAGTCTGCCACCATTGCCATTGAGAGGGTTAAGCAGGCAAATGAAAAGTTCATTGAGTCGCAAGATGCCGAGAGAATAAGAGAATTTAACAAAGAGCTTAGAGAGCAAAAGCGTCTTGCTAAGGAGATTGCGGACGCGGAGGAAGCTGCTGGTGCGGTTCTTCTTAACATCAACCAGTCCAACATCAACGCCAGTATTGCAGAGCGTAAAGAGAAGAAGCAGAACAAAGAAGACACGATAAACTTCTTGGATGAGCAATTAGCGGCATCGGCTCAAAACAGCAAGAAGATGTTTGCTGTCAACAAGGCATTCAGAATAGCTCAAGCCACCATGCAGACCTATGAGGCTGCAACTAAAGCCTTGGCTGCATTCCCTCCCCCCTTCGGTCAGTTAGCCGCTGTTGCTACAGTCGGATTCGGTCTAGGCCAAGTGGCGGCTATTAAGTCCCAGAGTTTTGAGGGTGGGGGATTCACTGGAAGAGGTGCCAGGGCTGGCGGGTTAGATGGTAAGGGTGGCCGAATGGCTATGATACACCCCAACGAAACAGTGATTGACCACACAAAGGGCGGTGCTAGTGGCATCACGATTATCAACAACGTAGACGCTAGAGGATCTGGTGCTGACGTAGACCAAAGAATCAAAAGCGCTATGGCCCAGACCAGTCAACAGACTATAATGACCATACAGGATCTCATGAGAAGGGGCAGATTTTCCTAATGACTACTTTCGCCTTCCCAAGTATCACCCCAACGACCAACACGTTTGAGCTT